TATTCTTCCGTCCGCTCTCCCTTTCTTAATTTCTGCGGAATAATTATCTGCTATTGTATCTCTATCTACCTTAAAGAAGTCAGCTATCTCTTTGATTGTACAATGTAATCTAGCTAATTGAAAGATTTGCTCTCTATCTAGTTCTATTCTTGGTCTTCCGACTTTTTTCATTACCACATTTTCCCTTGCGTAAGGTGTTAAAAACTATTTAATATATGATTTGCTAACTTTTCGCTATCATTAATATTAAACAATTGTGCAAATTTTATATCTGCTACATTATTCATTATATTATTTATCTTTGTTTTTCTACCCTTTAGGAATTGTTCTGATTGATTGTCATTTCTGTTTAGATGTCTTTGGTGCAATATTTCTTTTGATTGTTGTAAAATATATACATCTGTTTCGTATTTATCTTTTAAATAATTAATATTATTCAATGTAAATAATCTATCGCCTTCAAATAATATGTTCTTTGTTTGTTCCTTAGCAAATAAAATAAAATGATTATTCACTGCCATAGATAGTTTATCTGTTCCTACAAAGGTTCCTTCTATGTTATATATTCCAAGTAAAGCTAGGTTTTTTTCTTTGTTGTAGTGTCCTCGCAAAAGTCCCATTTTAAAATCTACCCATGTAAGTTTAGAATAGATTATCTGCATTAAAGTTGTTTTGCCTGTTGCCGGTTCACCGCCTATAGCTACACATTTCATATTGCCCTCATAAAGTTGCCTGTGTCTAGGAATTGATTATATAATATTGGTTGTATTTCATAACTGTTTGCAAGTCTAGGGTGTAATGTTTCATTTCTGCCGTCCCAAAATACTTGCCAATCTATACCGTTCCAATTGTCTTGTTCTACTTTTTTAATTTCTTCTGCTTGTCTATCTAAGTAATAACCTAAGTATCTGCCCTTTGATCTTCTGAATATTTTTTTAAAAGAACATAAACAAGTTTCCATAGTATATGGATTAGTAGATACTTTAAATCTCTCTTTGACCTCTAACTGTATTTGCTTGGCTTCATATTCCAGGCCTTGTGTTATTTGTTTAGATAATTTTTTATCAATGTAATTGTCCATACCTAAAGCAAACAAAAGACCATTTCTATGTGAACGGCTACCGCTATAATCATCTAATTTAAGGTTGTCCGGAAATAAATTAACTCCAACACATTCATGTAGAGTTTGCATGTAAAACCATGTAGAATACCTACCGAATTTGTATAGGTTTTTAGTTATTGAGTTCCATACATTGAGAAAAGCATTATGTTTTGTTAGTTCGTCAAATCTATGTTTTTGTGTGCCGTAGTTGTTATTATGCAACACCCAATGTTTATAGCTAATAAATTGTTGTGGTAAAAAACCCTTATTATATTTAGTATCTGTTTGATAACGTAATCTTTTATAATTAACATTATTCCATTCGGTTAATCTCTCAATATCAACTAATTCAAAGTCAGGAAATTCATTCCATATAATCCAAGCTGTGGGTAAATAATAAGTTGTGCCGTATAACCAAGCTATCCAATATTTTTGCTCTATGTTGTGTTCAAATCTATTAAACAAATAATTCAATAACCAAATAGCTGGATCACAATCTTTATTTTGTAAAGACCAAGCATACCATTGAATAAAACCCTCTCTCCTATTTTCTGCTTTTCTAAAGTCCATTATAAATATTTTCTAAACCAATATTTTCCTACTGCTTGTATAGATTCTAAACATAATTGTTTTTTCCTCTTAGATAATTTAATTGTTTCAAGGTCTTCTGATTTAAGTCTTTTTCTAGTAACTTCATCAGGCAAAGCTATTCCAGGGTCAAATACAGCATCTTCTCTAAATTTGTTTTGTTGTTCTATTGTTTGCATCAAAGGTTGATCGGATCTCAAACTGCCTTGTTTATCTACTCCCCAAAATATTAAACCATTTCTAAGATGCCAGGTAATAGATGATGGAGTACAACTTAATTTAATCCTTTGCATATCTGATCTATAAGCATTGTTGATATAAGCTGACCAAATTTTAGTAGCGTAACCTTTTTTTTCTTCACCCTCTATAGTGCATATTTCATATAGATTAACATATTTAGTTCTTTTACTCATGGTCGCAAAAATAATAGCTACAATTTTATTATTATCAGTCCAGGCGAATGGTGGATTGGTGTGATAGTTTTTAAATCTAGTCCACAAACTATGACTTGCTTTTATAAACTTAGTATTTTTACCTGGTTTAGATGTTGCTATAATGTTCTCAACTTGTTCCGGTGTAACTAGTGTTAGCATTGTTGATCTAATTGATAATCTCTTTTTTTATTAATTTCTAATTTGTTATTGATTATGTCGTAGCTTAAACAAGGTTCTGTTCTTTTATACTCTCCAGGTATATTTGATCTAATTAAAATATCTTTTGTACTAGCGATATATATATCTTCATTGTCTATGCTGTACCACAACGGCCTGTATTCATTTCTAAAAAAGTGCATAGTTTTTTTTATAGAATCAAGAATTGCTACTGCCATGGAGCTTTGAGGACATTGGACAATAGGGTGTTTATTATCTTGCCAATATTTTAACACAATTTCAGAATCATTTTTCGTTTGAAATTTATATCCATATTTGTTTTCCCATTGATTAGGATTAGTTTGTGTAATTACTCCGTTGTGTACAATTGCTATGTTTTCCGAATGAATGGGTTGATTGTAAGCTATATCTGATGTGCTGTATCTTGTGTGTCCAATAATCATATTGGTTTCAATATTTTTAATTTCGTATTTGTCGGCAGAATCTACAATCTTATCGCATTGTATTGTATTATGTTCAATCCAAGCTATTCCTGTTGCGTGTTTCCCTCTAATCATAGATTGATTTAATAAATTTTTAAAATGATTTATGTTGATGCCATTTTTTGAAAACGCACCAATGATTCCACACATTATAATTTATTTTTTGCTAATTCTAATTCTTCTTTTGCACTACCGCAATTTACCATTTTTTTTCTAAAATAAGCAACAACTGATATTCTCTCAAATGGTTCGCTAGATATTAATTCAGTATTACCGTGTAATTCATGTACATCAAACAAAGCTAGATCACAATTTTGTACATCTACTGCTACGCCATATCTAGGAATAACAGTGTAACCGCCTTTGTATTTTCCTGTAGATAAAACTCCTAAATTACCAAAACCTTCAGGCAAATCACCGGCATCATAGTGTGCGGCAGTTCTAAAATTTCTATTTACGGTTACTGTGGTAAATACTGTATTTTTTATTTTAAAATCTTCGTTAGTTTCATTGTATTTAGCTAATTGATTATTGTATCGTTCCGGTAAATACTTTTGAAAAAGTTTAGAGATTAATTGAATGTATGGAACTGATTTTTTATATTCATCAAAATTTTTTTGAGTAAATGCAGTTGTTCGGCAATAAGGTATTCTAGGATATCTATCTGCATAACCTATAATTCCTGATTCAACTGGTTTTGCTTCCGGACTATTAGAAATTGTACCATCTTTTTTTAAACGATAAACCCTACCATTAGATATTTTACCAACGGTAAACCCTCTCCACTTATCACCTACTTTTAAATCTTTAGGTAAACCGCCTGATGCTATTCCTCTATTTGTTGTGAGTGTTGCGGCTTTGCGTAAAGAATAATATGCGTCTTTAGCAATATTGCTTGGAACGCAGTTTTTAACTAGGACTAAAATGGGCTCACCATTCTCATTGTAAACAATTGTATCTTTATTAACTAAATGTTTAATATGAGATTCGTTTAAATATTCTCCCTCTAAATTTTTAATTTCTTCTTCAGTTAGAATTGGTTTGACATTTATTATATGCATTTTCTACTATTGAATATACTGTATCGGTTAAATTTTCTGTATTATATTCCTTCTTAAAAAAATCAACCATTTGTTTAAATTTTGGTTCTGTTTGTTGATCTAAAAATAATTGTATCATTCTAACGCCTGAAACAGGTGCGTCTAATTCTTGATAATTAATATTTTCTACAACGTCATTAGATGCTTCAAAAACTGGATCTGCTCTACCGGCAAATTTGTCTAATTCCAAATCTTCAAAACCCAAAATATCAATATTAAAATTATCTTCTTTTAAAGATGCTATTTCTAAATTCAATTTAGGTAAATCCCATGAACTATCTTGTGCAACTCTATTGTCAGCTATACGATATGCTTTTGCTTTGCTTGAATCCAAGTCAGCTATCACTACCGGAACCTTATCTAAGTTTAATTTTTTACTTGCAAAATATCTTGTGTGACCGACTAAAATTTTCATATCCTTGTCAGTTACTATTGGTTGTTGAAAACCAAATTCCTGAATAGACTTTGCAACTTTATCTACGTTTAGATTTTTTCTAGGATTGTTTTCGTATGGTACTAATTTACCAATTTCAATTATTTCTACCTTCATGTCTATTCAATAAATGAATTATATAAAAAATCAAGTAGTTTAGGGTTTTGCGAAAAAAGATCACTTAAAGCATTTCCTGTAGTTTCGCATATTCGTTCTTCATCTTTTAGTGGTATTTCCCAGTGATAATGGTCAGCAATAAGATGCATTATTTCATGCAACAAAGTATTAGCCATTATTTTTGGTTTTAATGTTCTGTTGATTGATATTTTATCTTTAGAAGATTCAAACTCTCCATAGGCGTTATGTCTTGTCGCAGTTTGCGCAGTCCACCTATGTATTTTTATTTTCCTATGACCAAGAACAATCTGTCGTGGTGGTTGAGGCATTTATTTTTTTTTACGTTTTTTCTTTGTGTAAGATTTACCTTTGCCCATATTTTTATATCGG